AAGCCACAACTTCAAAAGGGGTTGATGAAAACGGGGTTGCAGATTGTCCGGCAAGCTAAGAAGAACTGCCCTGTCGATACCGGATACCTCCGCTCTGCTATCAGTGCAAGCAAGATTGAGGGCGGGGGCGTTATGGTCACCGCTGGCGGCTCGGGCACGGTGAAGAGTGTAATGAAGGATGTTGACTATGCCGTCTATGTTGAGTATGGAACTCGCAATATGGCCGCTGAGCCGTTTCTTAGGCCAGCCATTGACCAATGTATGCCCAACCTGATACAGAACATCACAGAGGCCTTGACTGTTGAACAGGCGGGCGCTTTAGGCGGGGTTCATTTCAAGACTGACCTTGGACTTGGCGCAGCTGGTTCTATGGGTGCCGACCTTGGCGGGAATGAAGACTACTTTGGAGAATGATGACTGATACCGTGGACGCCGTTATCGTTGAACTGAAGAAGGCCACCGTATTCTCTAGCAGGGTATACAGGGGTTGGCCTGCAGCAACAACGCTCATGCCCGATTGTGGGGTAAGCGGAACCATTGACGGTGAACGGGGCATAGATCATGGTTTAGCATCATGGCACATTCAGATTGATTCGTGGGCTAAATCCGCAACTGACATTGTAGCGGTTGAAGCTGCAATACGCGTTGTTGCAAACAAATATCACTCGGTCGTACATCACCGCGAGATTCCAGAAGCGGCAAGTACCCACATTGTCAGCACGCTAACCGTGCTCGGAGGTTTCTAAATGGCAATCACCAATCTTATTGAGAACATCGCAGTCGCAAGAATTGCAGACTGCAAGATCAAAGTTTATGAAGCAGGAACCGCAACAAACCTTGTGGATATTGTGGAAGTGTCAGATGTCAAGGCTTCGGTTTCATGGAACTCTGCTGAAGCAAGGGGCGATGGTTCCACGTTTGCCATCTCTAGCAAATTGGATAAGGCAGACATCACCTTTGGTTCAATGTGTCTGCCTGCCGCGCTCCTTTCTGCTCTGACTGGGGATACCCCCTCAACGCCAAGCGCATCAACCGAAACGTCCAACTTCATGGTAGCGAGCATTCCCCCTTATTTCAGCTTTGAGATCCAGTCGACAGACATTACCGGACTGGACACGGTTGATGCAACCAACGGTCTGCCTACCGACATTCACGTTAATTTCGGCAAGTGCAAGATCACGAAGATTGACAACATCCTGCCAACAGTGGACGGGTTCGCAACGATCTCCGTTACCGCCGTAGCAATTCCCGATTCAACCGGTCTTTTGTTCAAGCTTGTCAAGAACATGACTGCAATTGCGATTGCATAACCCATGACGGTTGAAGAGTACAAGAACAGAACTGTTGAACTGACCTTTCCCTCGGGGCTGTGCCTGGTGGTGCGGCCCCCGAAGGCTAAAGCGATGCTGGATGCATCTAACGCTTCAGTTTCCCCTGTCGAAGTTATGGCGGGACTGTTGAATCTGATGGAGGCTGGATTTCCCGCTGACTTTACCCTTGACGATATCTCTGACCCGAAAGACTGGGCATACCTCCAGGAGTGGGTAGCTCGTTTTTTCGCGGAGATGTTCCCAACCCAGTCGACAAAAGTATCGAAAAGCTCCTCAAAGACCGCTTTAGTAGTACAGGACAGTGGCCCCACGACTTCTTGAACATAGATTTTGATGAGTGGGGTTTTGACCTCGCGGTGCTAGGCGGGACGGTTGAAAAGCAATCAGCAATAGCGTTCCAGACTGAAGCAATAAAACGCATGAAAGCAAGGGCGGTGAAATAATGGATCTGAATCAGCTCATACTCAAAATTGGGGGAGACAGCACCGGTGCAGAAGCGGCACTCGGTCGGGTCAACAAGTCCACGGTCAACCTTGGCAGTATTGTCAAGTCCATTATTGCCGGTGCTGCCGTTGCTGCTATGGTCAAGTGGACCGAAACAACCATCAACCTCGGGATTGAAGCAGAGAAGGCTGGAGCCTTGTTGGACGCCACCATGAAGCATACCCTGAACTCCACCAATGAACAGGTTGCGGCCTGCAAGAGCTGGGCAGAGAATCAGGAAAAGGTCAATCACTTCGATGCTGAGCTTTTGATGGCACAACTGGACAAGGGTATCGTCAAATACAATGACCTTGGAACTGCTCAGGTTGCCGTCTCTGCCGCTCAGGAAGTGGCAAGACTCAAAGGGATTGATGTTGCTTCTGCCTACTCTCTCGTTGAACAGGCAAGCAATGGTATGGCGCGCTCACTCAAACAGTTTGGTATTGAGGCCGTAGCGGGAACCTCGCAACTGTCATACTTGCAACAGATTTTAGACAAGACGAGTGGTTCGACTGAGGCTTACAACAAGACCACGGCGGGCATGATCGGGGCGATGAAACAGGCCTACGAGGTCATGCGTGAGACATTGGGGCAGGCCCTGTTGCCTATCGTCAATACGCTCATGAAGCAATTGAGTCCAATCATTGAGAACTTGACTTCATACATTATTGCCAACATGCCGACAATCGAAAGCAAGGTTGCGTCGGTATGCTCAGGCATTGCTAGCGCGTTTGAGGCCGCCAGGCCCGTTCTTGATGCAGTCTGGAATACGATGAGCTGGATTATCAAGAATGCGGGCACCGCCATTGATTGGATCAACAGAACTCGCGCCGCAAACGAGACAAGGGCTGCGACAAATGCCTCTGCTGGCGATGACTTCAACATCACTGGCATGCTTACTCCGAATCCTGGCACAAACAGTGTTGGAACGCCACTGAATATTACCGGTGGCAGGGGAACAATCAACAGGGGTGTTGTTGGGGCCGTTGCTGAAGTTAAGAATCTGGCGACAGCATATACCGGTGCGGCGGTTGCAGCAGTTGACATGGGCGTTTCGGGAACTAAGGCAAGCACGACTGTAGCGGATGCGGCTAAAAAGGCAGCTACCGCAACAGCAGACGCAGCTAGGGCCGCCGCTGAAGCGATCAAGCAGGCGCGGCAGGGTGTTGCCGATAAGATCTATGCCTTGACGCATACCGAACTTGAAACGGAACTTCGCATAATTGCACAGGAACGTGACGCGAGTATCGCAGCGGGAGTTCCCAAGTTAGAGGCGATTGCGCTCTATAACGCAGAGAAAGCAAAGTTGTTGAAGGACTCTGCCGATGCCGCCAAGAAGATAGAGGAGCAGGAAACTGCCGACTTCAAGAGCGAACTTGAAAAAAAGACGCAGGCACAGAATGCCTATTATGATGCCCTCAATAGAGCCCGGGATACCATGAACGATAAGATTTACAACATGACACACAATCCAGCAGAGGTGGCGGCCCGTAACTTGTCCAGCGAGATTTCTGCTGGCGCTGCGGCAGGGATAGAGGGGGGAACGCTAGAACAGTATGTCAAGGCAACTTTTACGTCATATCTGTCCGGTGTTTCGGGAACCTATGGCGCTGCGGCTCAGGGTGTAGAGGCGTTTACCAAGGCATTCCCTTGGCTTGCTTCCGGTGAATCAATGAACAATACCGCTGTCCTGTCAAAGCTTGATGCCGTCATTGCTGCCATTACTCGGATAGCGCCAAGTGTTGGATTGGTTATCAATGGCGTAGGGAGATCGGCATGAGCCTTATCCTCAGATATGTGAGTGGTTCGACCTATACCCTTGTCGCTGAACTTGTTGGACAGGAATACGGGCAAGCGTTAGCCTATGCTTACCATATCCCCCTGTCTGATGTTTCTGTTGCCGCTGGCGATGGACTGAGCCTGTCCAAAATCACTATCAAGGGTTCAGTATTGACCAAAACTGCCGTGGACTGGTCACACATCAATGGGATCTCGCTTGACTCGGGCACGTCCTATCAGACCGTGGTATTTTCAAGTGTCGATTGGCAAGATGACCGATGGTCAAGCATCTATCCATTCACCCTGACGTTGATTGCCTATGTCCAGAGGGTTGGAACGTCTACTCGTTATCCTGCTACCGATTACAAGTGGGGGCCTGGGTATGTCACACTCGTAGCACATGGTGGCAACGCGAACGCTAGTCCTAAGATTACGCTCCTGCCCCCTACGCAATATTTCCCGCTCTCGCAGAACCTCGCCTCGTATGAAGGATCAGGCATTGTGTTCACACGAGCAGCCGCCAAGGTTCACGCGGGTATTTCCTATGGCATCAATGCCCCAATTTTTGACAGCGGGCTCTACTTGGCAAGTGATACCTCGCCGGACGTGGCAGCGTGGACGCCCGCCGTTTCTACACTGAAGTCCATCTCCATGCAAATCAAGTCCCGCTATCCGAGTCCGTGGTCAATTGGTGGTGGCGGGGTCAACCTTCTGTCGGCGAATCAGAGCAATGCAGAAACTGATACGACGGGGATGTGGGGAAGCGGTACACTTACGCGCAACACGGTCGCGCCCTTGGTCGGAACTGGTGATTTTAAGTTAGTTTCCACTAGCAATGCCAACCTCATTCAACAAACGGCAACAACATATGCGGCGGTTACAGCGGGAATATGGTACACGTTTCAGGTCCTTTGTAAGGTTACGGCTGCGGCTGGTCGGCAAATCAAGATTGGCATTTCCTGGTACACGGCGGCCGATGTGAGCGTTTCCGATGTCTACGCGCCAGCGGTTTCTTGTCCAACAATCCCAACCGTCTTATCCGCTACACTCCAATGCCCCGCTACTGCAACGAAAGCCCTTGTCGATATTTTCGTAATATCCTCTCTGACAGGAGAGATTCTTGAAACTGACAACCTCATGATTGAACCTATTTCAGATCAGACCTTTATCTGGACTTCCTCTCGGAACAAGTTGTATATTGATTCAGTGAACAATTACATAAGATGGACAGATGACGCCGCAACCGTCTCACTTGCCCTTCCTGCGGCCTATCTGTCTGGTACGGTCATGGATGTTGTAGTGGAAGAAGATACTGCCCATGCTGTGACCCTTGCCGTACATCCAGTGGGGGGTTCATGGACGTCCACAGTGGGCACGCTTGGGCAGCTTTCATGGAGCATGATGTTCTATTTGGGCTTTGGCGCGTATGGTGCCGCTGGAAGTCTCGAGGGCAGTATTGCCAACCTGACCCAGTACGATTATGTCCTGACTGCTGCTGAGTATCAAGCATTGGTCTACAGTCTTGCCCCGTGGCAATTCAACACGTTGAGGGTTCCATTCCGTTATCCCGGCACAACCGTTAAGGACGGGCAGACCCTTGTGATTGCGGGAGTAGACCATAGCGGGCTGTTAGGTGGTTCAGATGTGGCAGTAGGGACATCCAACGTAACCCTGACTGAGACGGGCGGGATCAGTTGCAGATGGTTTGCTGAGCTGGCAAGGACAGATACACCATGACAACCCTTACTCTCAGGCCGACAGGTGACAGTTCTGTTGCTTACTGGAACTTTACCCCTAACCCGCCATCCGGTTACTATTCTTCAGTTGATGAAGCAACTGAGGATGCGGGGGACTACTGCATACAAAGTGCCGATAACGCTGCCAACAAAGTACTGCTGAACTTTTCACCCACCGTAGCACAGAAAAAGGGAGCCATTGTCAGCGTTGCAATGTCCATGCGGGCAAATGATTCCCTTCTTGCCGGTTCTTTAGCCTTCCGTTCGGCTGCGAGCGCCGTTGGTGCGGCATTTGCATTAGCCGCAGCCGACGCAACATATACTACTGGGGCCGTAACAGTCAATCCAGTAACGGGCGTTGCGTGGACGTGGGCAGAACTGGAATCAAGTGGGTTGGGCTGGTATGGATCGACCTATTCGGCGGGTAATAAGGTCTACCAATTCTGGTTAACCGTCGTCTACATTCCTGCCTTTACCGATGCCA